CTCCAACAGCCGTGCAGATTCTGCCGACTTTTACGGCAGTCACACCGCCCACCAACCAGTACCGAGTGGTCAACGTGGGGTCGGTAACCGCCTTCTTAGGTGTTGGTGCAACGGCGGCTATTGCGGTTACCAATGCCGCAGCAGTCACCACCACCGGCAACGGCATCCCTATTGTAGCTGGGGCCGTGGAAGTGTTCAACTTCCCGCCGACCTCATTCTTTACCGCAACAGCGGCATCGTCCACGACTCTTTACATCACTCCTGGACAAGGACTATAATGTTTGTACTGGCCCAATGACCAGGGAATCTTAGGATTCAAAAATGTCAGAAGTAGAGCAAGTAGCGGAATTAGCCCCCGCGCCGGAACTGGAAACCACGGCGGTTACTCCAGAACCTGTAGTTGAAACGCCGGAAGTAGCAGCTAAAACATTCTCGCAAGAGGAACTTGACGCCGCTATTGGTAAACGCCTCGCAAGAGAGCAGCGAAAGTGGGAACGAGAGCGACAGCCTGCGCCAGCAGTGGCAGTGGACTTACCTCCGCAAGATCAGTTTGAGTCGGTCGATGCTTACGCAGAAGCCAAGGCTTACAAACTGATTGAGCAGCGGGAACTCCAGAAACAGCAAGCTGAGATTCTTGATGGGTATCACGAACGTGAAGAAACGGCTAGGTCTAAATACAGCGACTTTGAACAAGTTGCCTACAACCCAAACCTGAAGATCACAACCGTGATGGCACAGACGATTCAATCGTCGGACATTGGGCCTGACTTGGTTTATCACCTTGGCTCAAATCCGAAAGAGGCAGATCGTATTTCTCGACTAGCGCCTATTTTGCAGGCTAAAGAGATTGGACGACTTGAGGCTAGGTTAGCCGAAAACCCCGTCCAAAAGCGCACTTCTGGTGCGCCTGAACCGATTTCACCAGTTACCGCCCGAGGGGTGGGTTCTGGGTCTTTTGACACAACTGACCCACGGTCTATTAAGACCATGAGTACCAGCCAGTGGATTGAGGCCGACAGAGCGCGGCAGATGAAAGCGTTGCAGGCGAAAAAGTTTTAATTTATTTTCTAAGGAAAAATCGTGGCTAACAGTATTCTTACCATTGACATGATTACTCGGAAGGCTCTTGAGATTCTTGAGAACAACCTGGTAATCACCCGCAACGTAAACCGACAGTACGATGACAGCTTTGCTGTTAGTGGTGCAAAAATCGGCTCTACCCTGCGTATCCGCCTGCCTGATCGCGCTCTGGTGACTGACGGTGCAGCCCTGCAAGTGCAGGACGATGCCGAGCAAAGCACCACGCTGACGGTTTCTACCCAAAAGCACATTGGTGTGAACTTCACCACCGCTGAGTTAACTTTGTCGTTGGACGACTTTGCAGAGCGGGTTCTCAAGCCCCGTATCTCTCAGTTGGCCTCCAGCATTGACGCTGACGTTGCTAATGCCTACAAAGCCATTTTCAACACGGTTGGCACTCCTGGAACTTCTCCCGCTACCGCTTTGGTTCTGTTGCAAGCGCAGCAAAAACTCAACGAATCGGCTGCTGGTATGGCTCCTCGCTACGCTACCGTCAACCCTGCTGCAAACGCTGGCTTGGTCAACGGCCTGTCTGGTTTCTTTAATCCCACCGACACCATCAGCAAGCAGTTTAAGAACGGCATGATGGGTACTGGCGTGTTGGGCTTTGACGAAATCAACATGAGCCAATCCATCAAGGTTCACACCACTGGCTCCCGTGCCGGTACGATTTTGGTTAACGGTGCTGTCAGCACCCAAGGCCAATCGACCATTAGCATCGACGGCCTTACTGGTGCAACTGACACAGTGACTGTTGGTGATGTGTTTACGATTGCAAACGTGTTTGCAGTTAACCCACAGACCCGTGAGTCAACTGGTTCGCTACAGCAATTTGTTGTGACTGCCGCACAAACTGGTGTTAGCAATGCTTTGGCAAACATGGCAATCAGCCCACCAATCTACACCAGCACAAGCGCCTTGGCTACCGTTAACAGCTTCCCCGCTGATAACGCTGCCGTGACCTTTGTTGGTACAGCATCTACTGCCTATCCGCAAAACATGATCTACCACAAGGACGCAATCGCATTTGCTACGGCAGATTTGGTCTTGCCAACCGGGGTAGATATGGCTGCTCGTGCGGTGCATAACGGTATTAGTTTGCGTATCATTCGTGATTACGACATCAACAACGACCGTATGCCTTGCCGTATTGACGTACTCTACGGTTTCAGCACTATTCGTCCCCAGATGGCTTGCCGTCTGTGGGGTTGATTTAACTCATTTGAAAGGAAATTATCATGGCTCTTCCTAATGGTGCAGGCGGTCAACAACTTGGTGACGGCAACCTACTTGAAGCAGTAATGGGGGTTCAAACCATCCCAGCTACTTTGACCGGCGACACAACTTTGACTGCGGATCAAGTGGCAGTTGGTTTGGTTGTTTGCAAAAAAGCCTCGGATGCTACGTTGACTGTGACACTGCCTACCGCAGCGTTGCTTGACGCAGCTATCACAAGCGCAAAAGTTGGTTCGTCTTTCGATCTAACTATTTGCAACGACAACAACAGCGGTGCTTCTTCTACTGTTCCGGTCACAACCGGCACAGGTATCACGGTCTTTGGTTCGGTAACTGTGGGCCGTCATGGCGCGCACACCTACCGTTTCGTAAAAACTGGCGATGCTGCTTACTCGGCCTTTTTGAAGTAAGCTAGATGGCAGTCATTTACTTACGTCACCCCGTGCATGGGACAAAAGTTGCGTGTATGGAAGCAGAAGCCGTTTATGATGAAAAGAACGGCTGGGTGAGGTTTGATGTAGATGCGGTAGACGAGCCTGTCACGGTGAACGAAATGAAACGTCCCCGTGGCAGGCCACCCCGAGTTGAGGTTGTTGACGTAGGAGCATAGGTATGACCACATCTGCTGGCGACCAGATAAACGGGGCGTTGCGCCTGATTGGGATGTTGGCAGAGGCTGAAACGCCTTCAGCCGCTACGTCTGCTGACGCACTGTCGGCAATGAATCAGATGATCGACTCATGGAACACTGAGCGTTTGTCGGTGTTCACAACGCAAGACCAAGTGTTCACTTGGCCTGTAAATCAAGCTACACGCACGTTAGGCCCAACAGGTAACTTTGTCGGCAACCGGCCTGTCTTGGTTGACGATGCTACTTACTATAAAGATACCTCAAACGGTACTTCGTATGGCATTAAAATAATCAACGAGCAGCAGTACAACGGCATTGCTGTCAAGAACACGACCAGCACCTACCCGCAAGTGCTGTATGTCAACATGGGCTACCCCGACATTACGATGACGGTATACCCTGTGCCAACTTCACCGCTGGAATGGCACATCATATCGGTGGAAGAATTGATGCAGCCAGCAGTGCTTGCGACTACGCTGTCGTTCCCACCAGGCTACCTACGGGCCTTCAGGTTCAACCTAGCCTGTGAGATTGCCGCTGAGTTTGGCGTCGAGCCAAGCCCCCAAGTCTCGCGCATTGCCATGACCTCCAAGCGCAACATCAAGCGCATCAACAACCCTGACGATGTGATGGCAATGCCCTACGGCATTGTTGCCAATCGTCAACGCTACAACATCTACGCTGGCAATATGTAGTCACTTGTTATCATAAACACTATGTTTTCCAGCAATAAATCCTTTGGTTCCTTTTACCGCACGCAACAGTCCTTTGGCTTTGTAGGCGTCAATTGCGTGTTGAATATTTTGTTGATGGGTAAGAAGTTCCAAATTGTCAAGGCAGTTATTGACACGGTTAAGGTCTTTATGATTGATTTCCAATCTACCTTCAATAGGCCCAACAAAAGCCTCCCACAAAGCCCTGTGAACTCCAACTTTGGTATATTTTCCATTTTTACACGCAGCAAAACGCAAATAGTGGTCAGAGCCAACAGATGTTTTGACTTTTCTGTACGCAGCGTCGCCCTTCCAAGTTTTTCCATTTTTAATCATGCTGGCGGTAGCATTGCTAGTGCCAAGAAATTCTGCAACTTCTCGAAGCAACGCACCGTTTTCAAACATTTGTTTTGCAGCGGGAATTTTTGTGGCGTCAAGTTTTTTAGCCCTACCGACACGCCGCACGTTGGCAAGATTGCTGATTTCGTAAAAATTTTCGTACCCAAAAATAGGTTTCCATATTTCCATAGTCTATCTCCATTTAAGTTAAATGGAAGTATAGCATAACTGCTAGGATAATTTTATGACTACCGTTGCCATCTCCGGTCTGCCCGTTGCTACCGTCATCAACGCTGCCGACATTGTTCCATTCGTCCAAGCTGGTACAACCAAGAGCATCAGCAAAACCCTGTTGTTCACCAGCCCTGCATTGGTGACGCCTGCGTTGGGAACGGTTGCCAGCGGCAACATCAGTGCTTGTACCAGCACGGGCATGGTGTTGACCACGCCAGTAATCGGTGCAGCCACTGGCACAAGCCTAGCAGTAACTGGTGCAGTCACATCATCTGGCACGGCAGGCGTTGGCTACGCAACAGGCGCAGGCGGTACTGTTACCCAAGCAACCAGCCGCACCACAGGTGTAACGCTGAACAAAACCACAGGCGCAATCACCTTATTTAGCGCAGCAGGAACAACGACTGCGGCAACCTTTACCGTGACCAACAGCACCGTGGCCGCTACCGATGTCATCATCTTAAACCAAAAGTCAGGTACTGATCTGTACGACCTAATGGTGACAGCAGTGGCGGCAGGAAGTTTTAACCTGACATTCCGCACTACTGGCGGCACTACTACTGAAACGCCGGTCTTTAACTTTGCCGTTATCAAAGCTGTAGCTGCTTAATGAAATTGCCGATGTTAGCAATTATTGGTCAAATGGTGCAAGCGACATGATACTTACGTTTTGCCGCAAGATAAACTTGATGCGCTTCCTCGGGTGTTTTAAACGTGCCAAGGTAAATTGGTTTTTTTTGAACGCAAATGTACGCCTGCCAATTGCTTCCGTTTTGAGCGACACCGAGCAACCCAGATGCAGAACCTTTTTGCCCACCGCGCTTATTTTCGGCGTTTGTTGTTGCGGTAGCCGCCCGAAGATTTGCGATTCTATTATCAGATCGTTTGCCGTTTATGTGGTCAATAAATTTTGGCGGTTGTTCTCCGTAGTAATGCATCCATGCCAATCGATGCGCTCTATGACTTCTGCCAAGAGTAAATATGCTCAAATACCCACTATGATGTTTGCTGCCCGCATAATCCCCAACACGCACTCGTTGAGCAACTTTTTTACGCCAACAAAAAATACCCGTTGCGGAGTCATAATTAAGCACATCTCGCACGTGTTCTGGCGTTATTTTCACAGCGTTAACCTTTCAACATATGTTCAACATAGGGTTAGTATAGCATGAAGTCGCCTATATTGGGCAGCGCCTATGTTGCCCGTAGCGTCAATGCTGCGGATAACAGGATGGTCAACCTTTTCCCAGAAGTCGTCCCAGACGGAGGAGAGACAGGCGGGTTTCTAAACCGGGCGCCTGGGCTTGACTTGTTGGTGACGGTTGGGACGGGGCCAATACGGGGATTGTGGACGTTTAACGGCGTTGCCTATGTGGTTAGTGGCACGGAACTCTACAGCCTCACCACGGGCTATGTAGCCACCTTGCGAGGCACGGTAGCAGGCACTGGCCCCGTCAGCATGAGCGACAACGGCACTCAGTTGTTCATTGCGGCCAATGGGCCGGGTTACATTTACAACAGCAGCACGGCAGTCTTTGCCCAGATCACAGACGTTGACTTTGCTGGCGCGTTGGTAGTTGGCTACCTAGACGGCTACTTTGTCTTCATCCAACCAAACAGCCAGGTATTCTGGGTGACGCAACTGCTGGACGGATCTTCCGTTGACCCGCTTGACTTTGCCAGTGCCGAAGGTTCGCCTGACGGTTTGGTCAGTATGATCATTGACCACGGGCAGATTTGGCTGTTCGGCACTAACTCAGTCGAGGTCTGGTACGACTCTGGCGCCGCCGACTTCCCTATGACCCGCATTCAAGGCGCTTTCAATGAGATTGGCTGCGCTGCAACCTTCTCTGTTGCCAAGCTGGACAACGGCATCTTCTGGCTAGGCGCAGATGCGCGAGGCCAAGGCATCGTCTACCGGGCCAATGGCTACACCGGCACTCGGGTTAGCACCCATGCTATTGAGTTTGCCATTGCCCAGTACGGCGACATTTCTGACGCTATTGCCTACACTTACCAGCAAGAAGGCCATGCTTTCTACGTCCTGACATTTCCCACCGGCAACGCCACCTGGGTCTACGATGTGTCTACGCAGGCGTGGCACGAACGGGCTGGGTTTGACAACGGCCTGTTCATGCGCCACAGGTCAAACTGCCAGATAGCGTTCAACAGCCAAATTGTGGTTGGTGACTACGTTAACGGCAACATCTACGCCTTTGACTTGGATGTGTACGCTGACAACGGCGGCATCCAAAAGTGGCTACGCTCATGGAGGGCGTTGCCGTCAGGCCAGAACAATCTCAAGCGCACAGCCCACCACACCTTGCAACTTGACGCTGAAACAGGCGTAGGGCTGGGCGTTACACCAGAGCAAACTGCTGACGGCATCCTTACCGAGTCGGCAAACGTCCCACCAGCAGGGCCAAGCTACCAACTGATTGCTGAGTTTGATTGGGAATATCTGGCAACTTGGTGACTTTTGCCTACACCGGCCCAGACATTGACGGCGCGGATATTGTCACCGAGTCATTCCTAGCCACACCAGGCTACGACCCGCAAGTTATGCTGCGCTGGAGCGACGATAGCGGTCACACCTGGTCAAGTGAGCATTGGACTAGCATGGGCAAGATTGGTGAGTTTGGGTATCGCACGTTCTGGCGGCGGCTTGGTTCGTCTAGGGATCGGGTCTACGAGGTCAGCGGTACTGACCCAGTAAAGATCGCCATTATGGGTGCTGAGTTGGTGTTGAGTCCAACGTCAAGTTGATATGGCAGACATTACCCAAATCCCTGCGCCTCGGGTTGCTTTTACCCAAGACGGGCAGATTACGACCCAATGGTTTCGTTGGCTCAACAACGTCTATACCATCACCGGCTCTGGCCTCGGCATCACGCCAGTAATCAACGGCGGCACGGGGTTAGGCACTATTCCGACCAACGGCCAACTGCTGATTGGCAACGGCACGGGCTACACGCTTAACACCTTGACGGCTGGCGCTGGCATTACCGTGACCAACGGCGCTGGGACGATTACCGTGGCATCCAGCGGTCTGTTAAGTTTTAGCGCAGGCACAACTGGGTTTACGCCCAGCAGCCCAACAACTGGTGCGGTGGTGCTGGCAGGCACATTGGTAATAGCAAACGGCGGCACTGGCGCTACGACAGCCGCAGCAGCCCGAGCCAACCTGGGTGCGGGAACGGTGACCAGCGTAGGCGGCACGGGTACGGTCAACGGCATCACATTGACAGGCACAGTCACCACAGCAGGCAACCTAACCCTTGGCGGTGCGCTGAGTGGGGTGAGTCTGACTACGCAAGTCAGTGGCATCCTGCCCATAGCCAATGGCGGTACGGGAACAACGTCTACGACTTTTGCTAGTCTAACAACCAACGTGTCTGGTATCCTGCCCATAGCCAACGGCGGGACAGGCACTTCCACTGCTGGCGTTAGCGCCACCATCGTGACTGCTAAACTGACCGCACTCGGCGCAAACGGCAGCATGACTTTTACAAACGGTTTGCTTACAGCGCAGACTCCTGCGACTTAGGTTAGGTAACAAGGAGAACGATTATGGGTTGGGGTCAACTATTAGGCGCTGCGGCGGGATATTTTCTTGGCGGTGAGTCAGCGGCAGGCACTGCTCTGGGCGCTGCCCTTGGCGGTGGTCTTGATGAGGCTACCGGCGGCGGGGCAACGGGTGCTATTCAACAAGCTACCAATGCAGCCAACGCTCAATCTTCCGAAGCATTGGCACTGCAAAGGCGGATGTACGAGGAAGGCGTTGCTAGACAACAACCAAGACTGGCAGCAGGCACCAACGCACTAGCGCAAATGCAGAGTGGCGCGTTTGCACAACCAGCGGCGTTTAGGTTTGGCGCAAGTGACTACCAAGCTGACCCAGGCTATGCGTTTAGGCTTGCAGAAGGCCAAAGGGCAATTGACCGACAAGCAGCAGCCCGTGGCGGTCTGATCTCTGGCGGTGCTTTACGAGCAGCTACGCGCTATGGGCAGGACATGGGATCGCAAGAATACGGCAACGCCTACAACCGCGCTTTAACAGGCTACAACGCTGACGTAGCGCGTTCCAACACTGGCTACAACCGTTTGGCGGGGCTTGCTGATGTAGGCCAAACAGCAAGCACTCAAATCGGCACTGCCGGTCAAAACTACGCGACTAACGCTGGGAATTTAATGACCAACCAAGGCTATAACACTGGCAACGCTATGCTAGCTGGCGAACGCGCTAGGCAGTCGGCTTACGGCGACATTGGAAAAGCCTTTGGGTCTGGTGGTTTTAACAGCCTAGTCAGTGGTTTTTACGGCCCCGGCCAATACAACCAAAGAATGGGTGTTAACTTTACCGACCCATATAACTACGGTTAAGGACATATCATGGCACTTAATTTTGGACTTCTTAACCAAGGCGGCCCGTCAGGGTTCTATGAAGGCTTCACGCAAGCCGGGGACAAAATGCAGGCCAATGCAATGGCCCAGCAGAAAGCAGCGCAGGCCCAACAAGAGTTTGGTATGCGCCAGCAGGAGTTTGCCGCTGGGCAGGCTGATAAGCAACGGGTTGCCAAAGCTGCGGCAGTCACACAGAAATTAGCTTCTTACGAAGAAGGATTTCTTAAAGCACCTAATCCAGACGCTGCTCGTAGACTTATACAAATGCAGTATGCAGACCCAGACATTGGCCCAATTAGAAGCCGCTTTGGCTCTTTGGAGCAGGCTTTGGCTGAAGTTCCCGACGAGCCAACGGCTTTTCAAGGTTTTCTGAACCAAGAGGCTATGGGCATAAAAGAGTTCCGAAAGCAACAATATCGGCAAAGTCAAGTTGCTGGACTCTTTGGTGATGCTCCAGCACCTGCGCCGACTAATGCTATGGCACCCGCAGGAGCCATGCCTCAAGCAGCGCCGGTGGCTAACGCTATGGCTCCTGCGGCACCAAACGTAGCTGATTTGGTTCGCAGACGCAATCAAGCACTTGCTTTGGGTGAGACAGCAATTGCTACTGCACTGAATTCTGATATCGCTAGGTTGTCTCCTGCGGCAGCAGCACCAAGTTCTTTAGCTAGACTTCAATCAGAACTGGCTGCATTGCCTCCGGGTGATTCACGCCGCGCAGATTACTTGGCGGCAATTAAAAAAGAAACTCAGTTTGCGCCTCCGGCAAGTACAACTGTAAATATGGTTTCGGAAAGAGCCGAACAGGGCGCTCGCGGCAGGATGTTAGTTGATCAATATAGCGACATTTCTAAGGCTGCCGGGATTGCAGCTAGAACGCTGCCGTCAATTGAGGTGAATTTGAGTGCGCTAAACAAAGGCTTTGATACCGGCTTTGGTAAAGAAACAATTGCCGCAGGTGCTAGTGTTTTGGCCGCATTAGGAGTGCCAGAAGCCGCCAAACTTGCTACTGATACTCAAAAGTTTCAATCCAATGCTATTGGCGCCGTGTTGCAAAAGCAGTTGGAACAAAAAGGCCCACAAACGGAATCAGACGCTCGCCGTATTGAACAAATCGGAGCGCAGTTAGGCAAGACCAAACAAGCCAACGAGTTTATTTTGTCAATGGCTGGCGAACTATTGCGTCGAGATATTGATCAACGCAACTTTTATGATCGCTGGTACAAGGCTAACAAAACTTATGATGGCGCTGAAAACGCTTGGTTTGGTGGTGAGGGTGGCAATTCACTGTTTGACCGTCCTAAACTTAAAAAGTACGCTGTAACGGCACCAGCACCAGCGGCGGCTGGCGGATTGTCTTCAGCAGAACAAGCAGAGTTAGATCAACTGCGTAAACAAGTTGGGGGGAAAAAATAATGGATCCCCGCGAAGAATTGATGGCCTTGCGTAGGATAGCTGAACTAGAGGCCAAGGCTGCGGGTCAAACCGTTCCGTCTGAAATGCCTGCGCCCAAGCGCGAGGCGTCCACGATGGATATCATTACCAGTGCGCCATACAAAGCACTGGCAGGCGCTGCGGATGTGTTTCTTACCGCGCCTGAAAATATTGCCAATCTTGCAAAAATGGGCTACGGCACCGCAATGACTGCGGCAGGCCGACCAGACTTAGCACCAGAGGTAACAGCACCTCGGCAACCTGTTGCGTCAGCCTTACAACGTGCTGGCTTTATTAAACAGCCACAAGGCGAAACTACGCCGTTTCAACGAGGGTTGGACGTTACGATTCAAGGGGCTACAGGCGGGTTGCTGGGCGGTGCATCTGCCATACGCGCCGCCGCGCCTACGTTGATGGGGCAAACCCGCGCAGCAGGCACTATGGCTGCTGTGGGTGGTGGTGCTGGGGCTGCTGGACAAGCCGTTACTGAAGTTACCGGAGAGCCTTTGTTTGGGGCTGCTACGTCTATGGCGGTGCCTGGGCTTGCCATTGGCGCTGCTCGCGCTCAACAAGCCAACTTACAAGCCCAGCAGCAACGCAACGCAGTTCGTGATTTAACCATTCGGCAGGCGCAAGCTGAAGGTTATTTGACAACTCCTGGGAGCGTAACGCCTAACGTACAAAATGTTTTGTTGGAGCGTATTGCTGGAAAAACGCGAACGCAACAACAGGCATCGGTTGAAAACCAACAAGTTACTGATAGGCTTGCACGAAGAGCGGCTGGCATTGGCACAAATGATCCGCTAACCCGCGCCAATATGCAGCAAATTCGTAGGGACGAATACCAACGAGGTTATGAGCCATTAAACCGTATTGGCGCTGTACCTACAGACCCGCAATTTAACACTGCGCTTGACGATGTGTTGGCTGCGTACACTGGCCCCGGACAGTCATTCCCCGGCGC